ACCATCAAAAGTTACATCTTCTTGGAATATATTTGTTGAAGTAAAAGTATTTGCTGCTGACAATCCAGCATGACCGAAGTTTGTAGCCGATACATCACCCAAAGTAACAAAAGCGTTATTTGCAGAATTTCTAATTTTTAAGGTATCGCCATCAATATGTGGAACATAAGCTGCTACACCGATTGAGGGGTCTCCAGAACCTTGATTCAATGTACTAAGTGCAGCAATTATTTGGTTTAATTTTGTACGAACTACAAGACCAGTACCATTATCAACGGTAAAGCCAGATCCACCAGTATTATCGACTCTTGACATAGCAAACCAACTTTTTTTCTAAGTATATCCTAAATTTTACCCTTTACCAAAACCGATGGCAGTAAAGTTAAAGTTTCTTGCTACTGATGCACCAGAACTGTTTTTAAAATGTATTTCAAAACCACTACCAGTTCTATTTGTTATTTCATAGAAGTCACCGCTTTGCATATCAAAAGCTGTAATTCCTATACTTGGTAAATTGGAATTAGCACCTAAAAGTGCAGAAGTACCAGTAAAGAAAGGATGGTCGTATGTAACTGAAGTATTACCACTAGATGTTTTAGATCCAACCTCTGTTCTTTGTTTAAATTCAGCAAAATAACCTAATTGTGAAACTCTTATATCTTGGTTTGTATCATTTGTTGTTAATACAGTTTTAAATTTAAAAGTTCTTCCTTTAAACTCACCATTTGCAAATTTCTGAAAATTATTATAAGAAGTTCCGTCTTGTGAAAATTGAACAAATACTTCAGCATTTGTATCAACACTTGCTGTTCCATCAAAATCCTGTCTTGTATCAAGATCAACAATAGAGTCAAATAAATCTGTTGAATATACAGAATCACTTTGTATAAGTTTTCTTAAATTAAGGGTAAAGACAGCACCAAGATCTAAAGTTTCATTGAATAAATAAGTACCAGTAGAAGATACTCCTCCAATGTCATCAATAGAGTTTTCTGAGTCAATATCTGTACTGTCATCAAAATTACCTGTACCAGACAAACTTATTGAGTTTGTACCAGAATCAAACCCAATATTAGTTTTTGATCCTTGAAATGGTGGGCTGTCTAGATCTTCTCTTCTTGCTTGTACTAATAACTTAGGTTGTGAATCAGGTAAATCTATTACAATAGATGTTTCCCCTGTGCTAAACCTATCTCCGTCATCTTGTGCTTTAAGTATGTACTCGCCTTCAAGCAAACTTACAACTTTTTCTGTACTTGCTCCACTTAAACCAAAAACAAGGTCTGTTGCATCTTGAAAAGTTCCTGTTCCATCTGTTTTAGGTGAATGGCGTATATGAATACGGCCACCCGCTCTAACATCAGCATCTGCAACAGCGTCCCATCTAAGTTTAATATTTTTATCGTCAACGACTTCATAAGTAAGATTTGTAATATCGGAAGGTGGTGCTGTTTTACCAACAGCATTAAAAGTTGTTGTAGCTGGTTCTCTTGATGGCTGTCCCAAAGCGTTGAAGCTAAAAACTCTTATTTCATACTCACCAGCATCTGTATTAAATATCTCTGCGTCACTCGATAATGTTTCAATCTTTTTAAAATCACCATTCTCATATTTATATTGAACTTCATATTTAGTTGCACCTGATTGGGTTTGCCAATCAAGAATTAATTTACTTACAGCTTTATTATTTATTTCTACAATTTTTTCACTTACAATCAATCCTTCTGGTTTGTTTAAAATAGTTGTCAAAGTATTAATAGTTCTTGTTGGCATTGTTGTGCCATCTTCAACAAAAGCATATTTACCAGAATCGTGAGATAAAGCTGTTATGGCAAAAGTTTTATCTTCATTTTCTTTAACGCTTACAACTCTCCAAGTTGAACTTTGTAAATTTGAGGTTTCAAGAATATATGGTGCGTGTTGATTTGGTGCGGCACTAAAGGCAGATGATACAGTAATTGTCGCTCCAGAAATACTACTTATTGTTTTTTCTTCTAAAGAGCCATCTGGTAAAATAATAGAAATTGTTGGATTATCTGTAATCGCTGGTATATCTGTATTTGTTGAATCATCTAATACAACAACAGTTGTACTTGTAACGCTTTTAAGAAGTCCACCTCGCCTTACACCAGCTTTTAATCTATCAGATATTTCTATTACATCACCACAACGCACAAGCACACCAGCAGCCGCAGTTGTTGTAAAAGAACAAGTTTCACCAGAATTTTGCTCATTATATAAAAACCATCTTCCTAATCTTCTTGCTTGCCCTCTTGAAGTGCA